ATCTAGAGCTATATTTATAATAATCTGTATATGCTATTCTCCAAGTTACTCCATAATCGCTTGAAGTATAAATATTTTCAGCAGTTGCAATTTGATATTTTCCATCTAAACTCATACTTATTTCGCGCACATTAGTATTGAAAAAAAAGGGATAACTCTGTTTAGCGGTCCAAGTTGCTCCATAATCATTAGATACAAAAACTCCTCCTTTACCACCAGCATTTAAAGAAGCGTTTTGATATTGACCATTAGCTGAAATTGAAGTTGCTGACCATCTAACTCCTATGTTTCCAATCTCTGGTCCTATTGGTACAGTTGTTTTAGCACTCCAAGTATTTCCATAATCACTAGAGCCAAGAAACATCCCGCTAGTAGTATAATCAGCAGCACTATTAACCGTTAAATTAATAAATTGTCCAGAGCTTGAAACTGCAACATCACTAAAATTTAAATTTGAATTAAAAAGTCCTGATTGACCATTACCAGAGCTCAAATCTATAACATGAAAATTATTTCCAGAATCATCAGACATATATGCTCTTCCACTTCTTGCTACTGCAACAATATATTTAATATCATTACTTGCAGCACATCCTCTCCAAAAAGCTACTCCACTTTTAGGTAAATTAGTATTTACTATTTTCGACCAATCTATTCCATAGTTCATTGAAATATAAAGATTGCCCTCGTTTAAAGCTGATGCATTTCCAGATAATTGAGTAGCTATTTGATATTGTCCATTATCACTTAGCCATACATCTCTATAATAATTTATTGAATCTGTAAGATGTGGAGTAAGAGTCATGCCAAGATTGTTATAAGGAAGTATATTTAAATCTCCTCCAGTAATATTATTATTTTTTGCCATACCAGAAAAACTACACAAAATAGAAGCTAAATCTTGGCCAAGAAGTGCATTTCCTTCAATATTTAAAACACGTAATCCTGTTGGTATTTGTCCAATATTTAAACCAAGAGAATAATCGTATGTTGGATTTTTTAAAAGTAAAGAAGTTACCACACTGCTTTCTGCGGTATAATTTTGAACAGAAGAATTTGTTCCATTTACATTAAAAGATATTCCTGGATTTGATGAAGATCTACTGCTGGCTTCAGTACGGAAAGTTTGTATGTTCGAAAATGTATTAAAATTTAATTGAGTACTACTTATATTATTATTAGCACTTGAAACATCTAATGCTAACAAATTAGTAAATGGTGTTATATTTATCGTAGCATTATTATTTAAATTACTTATATTAATTCCACTATATTGAGAAGGTTGAGTAATTTTAGATGTTTGTATCATATTATATTATATAATTTTATTAGAGTAAATTACACTATTTAACGTATCATAAGTGGTGAGAAAGTAGAGGCTACTGGTTCTTCTGTTGGCGCTGTCATCATATCTAGATAGCATTTTAAACCCCAATTAGCAAGCATAAGTGCTGAATAATTATCTTTTCTTGCTTTATTAGCTGAAGTGCTTCTTTTTAAATGTTGAGGTAAATCAAATGTTTGAGTTCCTCGACTGGTAGATGAATGTTCTACTAATGTGCATTGTTTTTTGGTTTGATATATAAAATCATCTTGGTTTTCAATAAAGTCTAGTATAGCCCAATCTTTCTTATCTTCTGTTTTCATTAATTCAATTGGCGCACCACGATTTATAGTTTCGTTAAAAAAATCTTCATTAGCTCCAGTTTTACTTGCAAACCATATTTTTTTATAATCAATACAAGCTTGTAAATGCTCATTTGCTTTGCGAATAAATGTACTCGTAAACACTTGATTAAAAGCTATCCTTTTATCTTCTAGATTATATTTCTTTCTAGCATTCTTAATCATCATCTCATAATCTAAACCTTCAAGATCAGAATCAACATCGAACGTTTTAATTTCTAGTTTTTGTTTTTTAAATAATTCAGACTCATTACATGAAGCTAAGAATACGTCTGCACCAGCATTATCCAAAATGATTGTAACAATATTAAAGTTACTCATAATATAAGAAAGGTAAGCTACGTGATTTTTTAAATTACCTAGACCAGCATAAGTATGAACTAGTATACCATGACCTTTTTCTTCGTCTACTTCTAAAATAGCCATAGCAAAATAATCTGCATTAGGACTATCACTCATATTAGGATCGATCCCAAGAATATATTTTTTGCCAGATTCACCCTTCAATAAAGTATGAGGTTTTTCATTAAACTTTAATGTGCATTCTTCCATTTTCTTTGCGTTAAAATAACTATCACTACCATCTGTGAATCTAGCGCAATACTCTCTTAAGAAACTACTATGACTTGATCCTCCAGCTTGAGCTTCTTCAATAATTGTTTTATCAATCATTTCTTCTGGAAGAGCTTCGTAACTCATTTGACTTACAAAGTAAGTTGCTTCGCCTCTTTCATTATTTGTTATTTTTTCTGACCATTCGCCATAGACTTTATATAAGTTTTCAAAGGTATAACTTGCAGATGAGAAGGCTAACATCTTGCTTGTGTTTTCAAAAACCATTCTATCTTCTTCTTTCATTGATCCTTCTTCGATTAATTTATCTTCTAATTCTCTAATTTCCATGCGCTCTTTAATATTTTGTGGTGCTACCAAGAATGGCATCAATACATTTTTAACAATCTCTTCTGGAAGCAAAAGAAACTCGTCCAATACTAAGATGTTTGCGCGAAAGCCTCGAATCTTTTCTCCGTTAAGAGGAATCGCTACTATACTTCCACCATTAATCTGCCATTCAAATTGATCATTTCTTTTTGCTTTAGCACCAAAACATTGAGCAAGTAATTCTGCTCCAGGACTTTGAACAATCTTTTCTAAATTATTAAAAATAAATCGTGCAGTTCTAAATGTTGGACCAGCAATAAGAATTTTAGTATTAGGTTCAAACACACATTGAAGAAAACAAAATACTGCTGCCGTAAAACTCTTACCACAACCACGACCAAACACGCACATATTAAAATTACGATTAAAAAATGACTTAAGATGTATCTCTTGATATGGAGCGAGCTTAACTCCACTAATTAATTCTGTTGTAAATCCAATATTAGCTCTTAAAAATTTTGCTAATGATATCTTTGCTTCTTTATCATTAAGATAGCCCTTCATTTCCATTAACTCAGCGTTAACGTCTTTAACTTCTCTTACATATTTATCTGGACAATATATCATAATATTTTTAGATCATATGCTAATTGTAGATCTACTTTTTTATAGAAACATTTAGATGCTAATATAGCTTCTATTGTTCTTTTCATCTCTTCTCTACCATCTACAAATAAGAATTGTAGATTATCATAATCTTGTATTAATGATCTTACGTTATGGAATATAAATTCTGGAGTAGCTTTAATCTTCTTGCTAATATGTGGTAAATATTGGAAACTCAATGCATTCTGTAGTTTTTCTTCTACTACTACAATAATATATGCATTATTAATTTTGGCTTTTTCTATTTCGTTTTTAAATCTATTTAAATTGCCACTACTTAAAGTACTAATAAAGTCACTTAAGCTTTTACGTTCAATATAGCAATTACAATTATCATTTGAGCAAGTATAGTCGCCATATGGCAACGTCTTAATCTCAAAAGGTATATTAAATTTAAGCCAGCTTTGCTCTCTGGTATCAACATATATGGTATCTTTTGTTGTTAATTTATTTTGAAATTGGTGGGCTATATTTTTAGGATGTATATACTTATTTTCTAAGCCTACTTCAGAGCATAGATCATAATAATCATTAAAAATCTTATTGTAAAATACAACCGATGGACTCATAATAGTTCTTAGTTCTACTTGAGTTGGTGAATAAATAATCTTCTTCTCTTCTTTACGTTTAACTAGTAATGATTTGCAATACTCTTGAGCTTTTTCTGCTGATTGTTCTTTAAGCCATTTCTTCATATTGTTCTTGTCGTTGAAATCACTATTAAAGTATTGCTCTTTGCTCTTGAAGTTAAGAGTTTCGCCAGTTAATAAATCTTTTTTAGGATAATATGTATGATAGTATTTTTCTTTATTTAAACCATATCCTCTAAGCGAAAGATGCAAGCTCTTTTCGTCTTTGAATTCTTTTCCATCGACTTTACAAATAACTGGCATAACATTAACCATTTAATATTTCGTCTTTAGATATTCCTAGAATCTTGCATTTAATTTCTTCCATAGATGAAAGTCTGTCGATTTCTTTTTCAATGCTTTTCTTTCTCATCTCTGCCATCTTAATTAATTTAGCTCTACTCTCTTCTTCTTTCCACATTTGCACAAGATTAAGAATTGAAGCTGTTTCTTTTACTTGTTTACTTAGCTTATCGCTACGTTTTACTTTAAGATCATTGTTTAATTTTTGTTGACGATTAACGCAATCATTGTATTCTTTTCTAGCGGTATTACTTGCTTCTACTAGAGCCATTGGAATTTTGCCATCTTCTTGAATTGCAATATCAATTTGATGTTGAAGAACATTAATTGTTCCTTGGATGCTAGACGAGATAACTACTTCTGTGCAAAGTACAATATATTGATCTACTTCTTCTTGAGATAGATCGCCTTTGTCATAAGTATACCTTACAAAACTACTTTCAAATAATTCTCTGTCTGGTTCATTATCATAAATATTAATTTGATGAATAAATCTATGAGTATTCATATAGCCGATCAGCGAATTAATTTCTTTTTTATGTTTGTGAGTAAGTTTATTTTTATCTATACCATCTAAAACATATTTATTAATCTTTGCTATCATTCTTTCTTCGCTACGTGGTGGTCTATATCCTTCTGTGGCTGCATTTTCATTTTGATCGTTATGATATTTAACATTGTTTGGTATAGTTTTCATATACTCAAGAATACTTCTAGTTTCTTGACATAGATTAGTTAATGATTCATTTTTAAATAAAATTTTGGCTACTTCTAGCCCAGTCATTGTTTGGCAATTATTTGTTACATATTCTTTTTGTTCAAGGGTTAATTCTATAAGACCTTTAGCCTCGTATTCATGACTTTTGCGAGGTTTAATTTGTCTAGAAGCTAAAAATTGTTTAACAGCTTTGCCCTCTTTGCTTCTGCCATCAAGATCATCTCTACCAAAAGCTAGTTTAACTAATTCAGCTAAAGACGGAGGATTACTTGGTCTATCATTCCATTCTTTTAATAGTTTTAATTGTTGTTCTTCTGTTAATATTAAAATATCTTCGCTCATATAATATCTATATCTCCATTATACAAATGCTTTTTGACTTTTAATATAATAGCTTTCTTTAAATTTTTAATTTGTTTGTATCCTGCCATTCTATTCTTTTCGCTAGTTCTATAACCCATTAATTTTGCGACTTGTTCTTCGCTCTTGCCATCAACATAAAGATATTGATATATTTTCCACTCAATAGGCTTTAATACTGTTTGCATTTTATTATGTACATTTTTAGCAGTTGCTTCTACATTGAAATCGTTCTCTCTCATATTGCCAATTTCGTTTGTATGATTTTCTAAGCTTACTGTTAATTTAGTATCATGTGCGCTTTTCTTATTCTTTTCCCAATTTGCATATAATGGACAAGCTGAACATTGTTTACTATAAATTCCACAACCATCATCGCTTTCTGCAGCAGAACATTTTAAGCATGGGCGAGTATAATTACTATAATTGTTTCTTATTAGATTTTTAATTTGATTACTTATGATTCGATTTACCCAAGGAGCAAGAGGCTTCTTGTGATCGTAAAGATGCCACTTTTTATAAATATGAAATCTTAATATTTGAGAAACATCACTAAAATCCATCCAAGCAATAGCTGTTAAGTTCCACTTATTTTTTCTTTTTAAAATTTCAGAGTTTATTCCTTCAATACAATCTTCAAATATTGGACGTTTAGCCATCTTTCTGGCCCTTACGACGCTTTACTGGCTGAGTTACTGAGCGAGATAATGGACGAATTGCTCCGCCTTCTTTTGCAAAATCTTCCATTACTTTCTTTTTGTCTACTTTTTCAAAAGTTTTATTTTTTCTTAATTGATTTTCTTCTCCTCTTGAAGAGCCCATAATTGATCCTAATGTTTCTTTTCCTCTTGAAGAAACATCTATATCAAACGTTAAAT